GCCCAATCAACGAATCAGTTAACACACTCATCAACCAGCTCATTGACGCTGGTCATCTCTCTAGCTTACAAGGCGGTTTCCTTGGAAAGGGTTTGCGACTCCGTATGGGTGAGCAACGCTTCCAACCAGGTGAGTGGAAAGTAGTTAATGCAACAGGCGATGACTTGAAGAAGCAAATTGTGCCTCTTCCTACTCAACAGCCTAGCAATGTTTTGTTCGAGTTGATGGGTGCTCTCATCACCTCTGGAAAAGAATTGGCGTCGGTAGCAGAGATATTTGTCGGAAAAATGCCCGGACAAAACACTCCGGCTACCACAACCATGGCTTCCATTGAACAAGGCATGAAGGTATTCACAGCGGTGTACAAACGTATCTACCGCTCCCTTGGAGAAGAGTTTAAGAAGCTCTATAGGTTGAACAACCTCTACCTCAACCCTGACACGTATGTGGATGTGGTCGATATGAATGTCAATCCCGAAGACTTCTCCATGGATCAAAACAACATTTATCCAGGTGCCGATCCTACTGCAATTTCTCAAACAGAGAAGTTGCTTAAGGCTCAAGGCCTCATGGAACTGCTCCAAACGGGTATGCTTGATCCTGTTGAGGTTGTTAATCGAGTGCTTGAAGCGCAAGAACAACCCAACCGTGAGAAGCTGTTCAACAAGCAGATTCAAGAGACTGGACAATTTGAACCGCCGCCTGATCCTAAGCTGCAAGAAATGCAGATGAAGAGTCAGCTTGAGCAACAAAAGATGCAAATGCAAGGTGCCCAAGTCCAACAGAAACTTGAACTTGAGGGCCGTAGCAAGGAGCAGCAGATGCAGCAAGAGCAGCAGATGCACGCCCAGAAGATGCAACATGAGGCAGAAATGTCCAATGTTCGATCTGCCGAAGCCAATCACAAGGCTCGTATCTTCTCCGTTGAAGCGGAAACAAAAGCAATTCAAAACGCTGTTCATGGGGAACAGCAACACCAGCAGAAAATGCGTCATGGTGAAGAAGCAGGCAAGGCTAAAGTGCAGCAAATGCGAGCACAAGCTAAAGCCAAGCCGGCTGCTAAGAAGCCAGCAAAAAGGAGCTAACAAGTAGTGACTAAAAGTGATTTTATCGACTGGAAACACAATGTTGTTACACAACAAGTTTTTGGTCAATTAGAAGATCGCGTACGGATTCTTGTAGAAGAAATTATTGCCCAAACCGCCTTCATGTCTCAAGCCGAAATGGCCGAGAAGTGTGGGGCGGTGAAAGCATTCCGGGACGTGTTAAGTATTGAATTTGATGAGGAGTCTCATGATTAAACCTATCCTACACCGTATCATTGTTAAACAAGACGTTCTTGAAGAAAAGGACGATTTGTATAAACGAGCTAAAGCCGCTGGCCTCGACCTAGATTTTGGCGAACGCGAACGCGAGCAAGCTGCCATTGATACCGGTACTGTTGTTGCCATTGGAGCCACTGCATTCAAAGATTTTGGTGCTGATGAGTTTCCCATTAGTGTTGGTGACACAGTTGTTTATGCACGGTATGCCGGTAAGGCTGTCACTGACCCTGCTGATGGGAAGAAGTTTATTGCATTAAACGATGAGGACATCATCGCAATTACAGAAGGAGCCTAAAGTATGGCTGATGAAATCGAACCAGGTAGTGAAAAAGAAGTAGCTCCAGTTAAACTCACTGAAATCGAGCTGAAAGCATCCCAGAGTGGATGGGTTCCGCAAGATGAATGGGATGGTGAGCCCGACTCTTGGCGTCCTGCCAAAGAGTTTTTAGACCGAGGTGAGCTGTTTAAGAAGATTGACGAACAAAACCGTACAATCAAACAGTTTAAACAAACCCTCGACCAATTCTCTAAACATCATGATAGGGTTAAGAAGGTGGAGTACGAACGTGCTCTTGCTGATCTTAAGGCAGCTAAGAAGGACGCCCTTGCTGAGGGTGATGCCGATGCTCTAATTGACATTGATGACAAGATTGCCCTTGTGCGAGAAGCACAACGTGAACCCACTCCTGAGGTTCAACACGAGGTAATTAATCCAGTCTTTACTGCATGGACTGAACGCAACGCTTGGTACGAAAGTAACAAGGCCATGCGTGCTTATGCAGATCGTATTGGTAATGAATTGGGTGCCGCTGGTGGCATGTCTCCCAGTGAAATTCTCGCAGAAGTAGAGCGAGAGGTTAAGAAAGAATTTGCCTTTAAGTTCCAGAATCCCCGTCGAGACGCACCCAGTGCGGTAGAAGGTGGTGGAGCTAAGGGTGGGAAAAGCAAGGACTCGTTCGTGCTTTCCGACGATGAGCGTCGAGTGATGCAAACTTTCATCAGGTCTGTTCCGGGTATGACCCAGGAAAAATACATTGCGGACTTGAAGAAGATTAAAGGAGTTTCCTAATGACTAAAGAAGCTATTGCGAAGGCGCCAGAGCGCCGCGTTCGTCGTACCCCCGTGGGTCGCCGCAACGTTCTTACAGTGTCGGGTAAAGAGCCTGGCTACTTTTACAGAGTTGTAAACGACACGTCAGACCGTGTTAAAACTTTCCTGGATGCCGGTTACGAACTCGTGCAGGCCGAGAAGGTTCAAGTAGGTGACAAACGTATTGGTACAACTTCTACCGAGGGCTCTGTTTCTCAGGTACATGTTGGTGGTGGACAAAAGGCTTTGATTATGCGACAGCGCCAGGAATGGTATGACGAAGATCAAGCAGCTAAACAAGCCCACGTTGCCTTTACCGAAGAAGCTACAAAACAAAAAGCTCTTGATGGTACTTATGGGAAGCTCGACATCGAGCGTTCGTAAAATTTAAGTGCCACTAGAGAATTCTACTTTATGGAGAAATCTTTATGGCAACTGTTCTTGCGGGCTTTCGCCCTGTGAAACACATGAATGGTAGTTTGTTCAACGGCCAAGTTAATCGTTACATGATTAGCGCGTCCGATACTCAAGCTACCAACGTTGGTGATCTGGTGATGCTGGATACCAACCCCGCCCTAGTGGATGCGTCTGGCAACGGTGTTTATCCGGCTGTCAAGCGAATTACTAGCGGTACTGCGGTGCCCATTGTTGGCGCTATTGTTGGTTTTGAGGTGGACTATTCCAACCTTAATGCCGGTAACTACCGTGCTGCTTCTACGCGGCGCATTGCCCTGGTTGCTGATGCAACTGACCTCATCTTCGCTGCGCCGCAAGACGCTGTGGGTGGTGTGGTTGCTGCGGCCTCGGTTGGTCTGAATGCGGCTATTGATCTTGGTGCTGCTAGCACGTCCGGGGGTTATAACTCCGGTCTGAAAGTGGACTCTTCGACTGCTGCTGTTGGTGCAACCCTGCCCCTGCAAATCGTGGGTGTGACGGCTTCGCCCGATCAGGATGTTACCTCTACAACCCGTCCCGCTGAGTTGCTTGTGCGTATCAATACGCCGGCATTTGGCTTCGGTATTGCTGGCGTTTAAGGAGTAAAATATGTCTGGTATTATCAATTCTAGTTCCTTTGCGAAAGCACTCTGGCCCGGCATCAACGCCTGGTACGGTAAGGAATACAATGAGTACCCGGTTGAATGGACTGAACTTTTCGATAAGTTTACTTCCAACCGGGCCTTTGAAGAAGACGTTGGTGTCTCTTCGTTTGGTCTTGCGGTTGTGAAACCGGAAGGCGCTTCTATCTCCTATGATAGCGAGCGTCAGGCTTTCACGACTCGTTATTCGCACGTTGTGTATGCCCTGGGTTTCATGATTACTCGTGAAATGATGGACGACGACCTGTATGATGTGGTTGGGCAACGTAAGGCTACTGGCCTTGCTTACTCGATGCGTCAGACTAAGGAAATTGTTCTGGCCAANATTTACAACCGTGCGTTCAACGCGGCCTACACTGGTGGTGATGGTAAGGAAATGATCGCTACCGATCACCCGAACGTCGCTGGCGGTACATGGTCGAACGAGTTGGCAACTGCGGCTGACCTGTCCGAGGCGTCTCTGGAACAAGCTTCCATTGACATTCAGGGCTTTACTAATGACCGTGGTCTGTTGATTGGTGTGCGCCCTCAAAAGCTCATCATCACTCCGGCTCAAGAGTTTGAAGTGAAGCGTATCCTGGGTACNGANGGNCGTGTTGGCACCGCTAACAANGATCTGAACGCCCTCAAGAC